TCATCTGTGACGATGAACTTTTACCCAGAGGGCGCAACTACTGGCGACAGATATGCGACAGGCACAGCAACAGTTGTGGGTGCGAATGTTAATGCTGAATCTGATGGCATCGTGGAAACATCATTCAGCTTTACTGGCACTGGCGACCTGACATGGGGCGCGGCTAGTTAATGTCTGATATTTTAGATGCGGCTAAAACCCAGTTTCGTGACAGGCTGTCGTCAGGCTTGTCACAACTGGCTGTTCCAGAATGGGAAGTCAAAGGAAAGCCGACAGTAATTTATTACAAGCCATCAATGACCATGAAAGAACAGGGTGAAGTTCTGAAATTGGCTAATGACAATAAACAGGCTGAGTCAGTTGTTATGACTCTTATTATTCGCGCATTGGATGCAGATGGTAGGAGGATGTTTAGAAAGGCAGATATGACAGAAATGATGAACCAGACTGACCCAGATATTATCAGTCGGATTGTCGTTGAAATGAATGGCGATGAATTAGATTTGGATGACGCAGTAAAAAACTAAAAAGTGACCATGATTTAAGGTTCTGTTTGCATCTGGCAGAGCATCTACATAAATCACTAGATGAAATCATGGCACTTAGTACAGATGAAGTCTTGTTATGGGTGGCACATTTGGAGTTAAAACGCGATGGCAAGTAACGATGTTAAAATCACAATCACCGCCAAAGACAGAACCAAAAGAGCATTTGCATCTGTTAATCGTGGTTTGGCTGGGGTTTCCAGAGCGGCGTTTTCTGCCAAGACAGCACTGGCTGGTGTTGGCTCAGGGTTCGCCATCAAAGGCATAGTCAATGCCGCATCCGAGGTTGAGCAATTAAAGATAAGAATGAAGTTTCTTACTGGCTCAACAGAAGATGGCGCAAAAGCCTTTCAAATAATGGATAAATACGCATCTCGCGTACCATTTACATTACAAGACATTCAAAAGGCAACACCAGCATTATTGGCGGTTGCTGGTGATGTTAAAGACCTAAACGGTTTGCTGGCGGTAACAGGTGACATTTCTGTTGCATCAGGCATATCATTTCAAGACACCGCATTACAATTACAACGCGCATTATCGTCAGGCATAGCATCTGCTGAGATATTTAGGGAGCGAGCCGTTCGCTCAATGCTTGGGTTCCAAGAGGGTGTTGAATATAACGCACAACAAACAAGGCAACATATCCGCGATGCTTTTAATGGTAGTTCTTTAGATATTAAAGGCGCAACTGAAGCGATGGCGGCAACTTATGCTGGTAACGTGTCAATGATGGAAGATGCGTGGTTTAAGTTCAAACTGGCATTAGCCGAAACAGGCGTATTTGAGTCTATCGGTAAAGCCATCATTATGGTTACAGAAAAATTCAAACTGTTTGCGGCGATGGTGAAAGACCCAAGGCTTCACGAAATGCTGGGAAATATTACATCAGTATTTGTTAAAGCTAGAGATATGGTTTTTCAAATGGGGTTAGGGATATTAGAGTTCTTTGTAAGCACTGCTAAAGGTTTCGCGTTTCTCGATAAGGCGGCAACAGATTTTCTACAGTCTATTAATAACAACCTCGCTAAATTAAACCCAACCATACAATCGTTTGTTCCTATTACTGAGGCATGGCTATCTAGCGCTAAAGCTGGTGTGATTTCATTTACCACGCCACTCAACACTGGGCTTGATGATGCACTTGCAAAAACCAAAGAATTAACAACCATATCGAGTGATATTGGTAAAACAGGCAAAGATACGGGGGTGACGCTTGCGCCGATGAAGTTTGAGTTTGATGAAACAGGAACGCAAGGCTTTAACGCCCAGATGAATAAAATGATGCTACAGGTTGGGGATTTGGATACGGCGGCAGTTGGGATGATTGGTAATTTTTCTGATGGTTTGAGCGTTCAATTAACCCAAGCATTAATGACAGGCAAAGCGTCATTTGGTGATTTTGCTAGGTCAATTCTCGCCATGATTATGCAGATGATTATTAAGATGCTCATCTTAAAGGCTATATCCTCTGTATTTGGGTTTGGTGCTGGTACTGGCGGTGCATCTGGTGGCGATGTTACTGCGGCAAAAGGTAAGGCGGCTGGCGGTGGTTTAAATCGCGGCAAACCTTTCATGGTGGGCGAACAAGGTAGAGAGTTGTTTGTTCCTAAAACAGATGGTCAATTAGTACCAAATCACAAGCTAGATGGCGGCGAGCCATTGTCGGTCACGTTTAATATTAATGCTATTGATACACAAACTGGAGTGGGGTTTCTAGTGAACAATAAGCAATCAATAATCGGCATGATTGACCAAGCATATCGCAAGCAAGGTCGACGTGGAGTAACAGCATAATGGTATTTCCAACCTCACCAAAGCCGCGTTCAATTCGCATCAAATCCATTACACCGAATCTGGTGAGCGAAACTCATAGCATGAAACGCCAAGTGCGTCAGCGTGGCGCACATCGTTGGTTGATTGAAGCAACTTATCCACCGATGACACGCGAACAATTCGCGCCTATCTGGGCGTTTGTTGTCGCACAAAAAGGGCAGTATTCAACATTCGATTATGTGCCAGAGGGTGTATCCAGTTCATCGGGAAATCTTGTTGGCACATTAGTTTCTGGTGTTGCCAGTGCTGGTGCGTCAACTATTGCAAGCATTACAGGGTTGCAAAGTGGATTATTGAAAGCCGGTGATTTTATTAAGTTCTCAGAGCATGACAAAGTGTATATGCTGACGGCTGATATTGAAACGGATTCTGGTTTTTCAACTATCACTATCGAACCACCGTTACTCAGTGCAGTTTCAACAGCCGATACGATTGTTAGCGAAAGTGTGCCGTTTAAGATGGCGTTGGCTCAAGACCAGCAAGAAACTGGCATTGATGTTAACTCCATGCACTCTTTTGACCTGTTTCTGATTGAGGTTTTGTAATGGATAGAGATATTGACAGCGCAACGCTTGCTGAAATCAATGCTGACCAATGTATCCCTGTTAATTTATTAGAAATTGAATGGGATGATACTTATACGCGCATCTGTGATTTCAACAGAGATATTACCCACGATGGCAACACCTATGTCGCAATGGGTCATTATTTAGGGTTTTCTGATATTGAGGAAACTTCACAATTAATGACAGGCACATTAACAGGCTCATTATCTGGCGTGGATAAAACTTTTATTGCGATGTTCTTATCAGAGAATTATTTAGATAGACCCATTAATTTATACAAAGGATTTCTGGATTCAGCATTAGCTTTAATCGCTGACCCGATTTTAATGTTCAGTGGGCGGATGCACAAGCCAGTTATTCAGGAAAATCCTGATGATGGCACTTGTACATTGGCGATTGAAGCCGCAAGCCATTGGGTTGATTTTGAAAGACGTTCGGGTAGGCATACTAATCATTCTGAACAACAAGTGTGGTTTGCTGGTGATTTGGGGTTTGAGTTTGCAACAGAGGTGATGAAAGATGTTCCTTGGGGTCGTAAGTCATGAAAACCACCGATGAAATATACCTAATTCAATTGCTAGATAAGACTGCATTAACTGCTTTTAAATGGGGGCAAAATGATTGCAACACCCTATGTGTTGAATGGGTTGACCGTGTTTGTGGAACGGATTATCTCAGTCGCATCAAGAATCATTATCAAACTAAAAAAGGGGCGGTGAGATTTTATCGTGGCTTTGTGGAGTGGATAACTGAACTAAAAGAATTAGGATGGCAAGAGGTTGATAAGCCGCAAACTGGCGACTTGGTTTTGCACCTTGATAAATCGTTTGTTTTTGCCCATGTCTTTGTCAGTGGCAAGATGTTTTCAGTTGACCCAGAAAAAGGGTTAGTGGCTGGTTTGCCTGTGCCAGATGTGGAGTACACCGTGATGAGGTATAACTAATGCCACCGATTATTATACCTTTAGCGGCGACATTGGTTATCTATACTGGTATCTCTATTCCTTTAGCGGTTGCAATAGCAACAGTGGTGGTGGTTGGTGCAATTGGGATGGCTATTTTTAATTTAGCCAGCGCATTAACTGCCGACTTTGATGCACCTGATACTGGTCAAGGGTTGTTGATAAATAAAGCATCCAGTTCAGAACCGTTAAAGGTTATTTATGGTTATAGGCGTGTAGGTATAGTTCGTGTATTCGCTGAATCTGACGGCAAGAATAATAAATTTATGCACTTGATTCTCGCGTTGGCAGAGGGTGAGATTGAGAGTATTGAAAATGTGTATTTCCACGATAAATTATCCACAGATGAGCAATTCACTGGCAAGTTTGAATTGTATAAGCATTTAGGGTCTGATACACAAGCCGCAGATGCAACATTAGTTGAACGGTTAGTCAGTTGGACAACCGCCCATAAACTGTCTGGTGTGGCGTATTTGTATCTCCGTCTGGAATATAACCGCACCGCTTGGGCAAGTGGATTACCACCCATCACCGCAGACATTAAAGGGTTAAAAGTTTACGACCCACGCACCAGCACAACAGCGTGGAGTGATAACCCAGTGTTGTGTGTGCGCGATTATATGACTAATGCACGTTATGGTCGCGGCATTCCAGAAAACCAGATTGATGACGCATCTTTTATTGTCGCGGCTAATTACTGTGATGAGATGGTTACAAAAGGTGGCTCAAGTCAGAAAAGATATACACTCAACGGTGTTATCAATGTTGAGAAAACACCCATGTCCATTGTCAGGAATATGATGACTTCCTGTCGCGGTATCTTAATCTTTTCTGGCGGCAAATATAAAGTCGTCATCGACAAACCTGAAACCGCATCATTCGTCTTTAATGAAGATAATATTGTTGGTAACTGGTCAATTTCGCTTGGCGATAAAACCAACACATTCAACCGCATTAAAGCTAAGATTTACAACAAAGACAGGTCTTGGCAAGATGATTATATAACAATAGATTCACCTGATTTACGCACATTAGACAACGGCTTAATGTTGCAACAAGACTCACAGTTGCCATTCACCAGCGATGAGGTGACTGCGCGGCAAATAACGACTATTAATTTAAATCAATCACGGCAACAAATATCGGTTCAATTCTCAGCAACGATTCAAGGGATGAGAGCGGAAGTCGGCGATGTTGTTTACATCACTCATTCGACAACAGGCTGGACAAATAAAAAGTTTCGTGTCACAGCTATTGCGCTAAGTAGTAATGATGAAGTGTCGATTGTTGCCTTGGAATACGATGAAACGATTTATGATTTCGGCACAATTCCACTTATAGACGCGACACCAGATACTAATTTTTATAACCCATCTGTGGTTATACAACCGAGCGATTTAACGCTATCGGAAGAACTATATTACACATCAACCAGCACGGGTGTTCATAGTAGATTGACACTGAACTGGGTCAATAATGACGGCTTTGCATTGCAATATAATATTGAATATAAGTTGTCGGCAGATACAGATTATATTCCATTAGCTGTGGCGCAATCATCAGAATACCGTATTGATGATGTTGCGGCTGGTGTGTACGATGTGCGCGTTAGAACCATGAACGACTCAGGTGCTACATCAGATTGGACTTATGATTCTTTCGGTGTTGTTGGTTTAACTGAAAAACCAGCCGACATAACTGGATTTAATATTCGGGCAATGGACGGCTCAGTGTATCTTGTTTGGGATGCCGTAACTGATATAGACGTAATTCATGGTGGCTATGTTCGTGTGCGTCACTCAGCATTGGTATCTAATGCAACGTGGGATGACGGCATTGATATTGGTACGAGGATAAGCGGTAATATAACTAATACGGTTCTGCCATTACGCGCAGGCACTTACATGATGAAAGCGGTGGATTCATCAGGCAACTTTTCCAATGGTTATGCCGCATCTGTAACCACCGTTAAAAACA